TCTGTCTATCTCTATTCTTCTTATGCTATTACCTTCAGAGAAATCAGTTGAGTAGCATAATCCTATGGCTTTACCTTGATTTTGATTACTCACAGTTTTTCTACCTCTGGTATTAGATATGTGAACGCTTAACTTATCTCCTAGGTTATCAATATCTCCAACACCATTCTTGATTGCATACTTCACACACCAGTTAGCGAATGAAGTTAGATACTCTTCAGGAGATTTCTTACTTACTTTTAACTCACTTACCCATACTGGGTAATCTTTTGCTCTCAGTGTTTTTTTCTTAGTAGTCATTAGGTTTCCCTCTTTCTTTGTTTGTTTGTTTGAATCTTATAAGATTCCTAAAGGGTGCTTGTTTAAACACCCTTCCAGAATATTATAACCCTAGTATCTCATGCTTGTTATCAAAGTTATATGTATCGCTACCTTCAAAAGATGAGAAGAAAGCTGGGTTGATATATCCAACCTCTACCCATGTTCTTAAATCTTTCTCTGTAACTGTTCTCATAGCTTGATATGATTCTACATAATCTTCATCCACAGTATATTTGTAATCTATGGATGCCTTCTTAGTCTTGTAGATATAAGCTGGGTAAGTCTTACCACTAGCAGTAGTAATAGCTATTGGCATACCAGCATGGAATTGCTCCATGAATCTTTTTTGTCTCGCGTCCTTCTGTTCTCTAACTGATTGAGATAGGACTTCTAGCTCATGGTCATTCAATTCGCATAGGTCTCTACTTAGTATTATTCCACTTAGTTTCATTTCGTCTCCTCTTGTTAAGGACCTACTAGATGTAGTACCACTATATGTAGTGGGTTGGTCTAGAAGGTCTGTATATGTTTGCATGAGTCCATTATATGACAACTCTGGTTTAAACAGGGTATTTCTTTTAGTTTTTTTTTCCCACTCTGTCAGCTCCTTTCTTGTTCACTGGATATTAAATACTGGATATTAATTAATGGGCTACCCCCTTCTTGTTTAAAATTAATCTGGTACAAATCCAGTCAGTATCTATTCATACCTATGTAATTGTTTAAACAGTTTTAGTCATACTGAATTATTCTTATACTGGGTACACCAATAATATAGGCATATAACATTGGGGGGGTTCAATCTGCTACCCATAGTTACAGTTGATGTACCCTCTAAATATATGCTGTTAAGTAGGTACAAGATATAGTGGTACTACATATTGGGGTGTACCATTTGTTACTGTAAGTAGTAGTACTCTTTAAAGTAAGTCTATTAAAACTAGGAGTAAGTACAGCTAACCCTGTGTCACTCCCTCCCAAAAACCAGAATGAACTAAAATAAGTAACATTTAAATGTGTGAAGTAATAGCCTATTACGCTAGTTACCATGGTCCTGCTAATCCACTTGATTGACTGTATATTGTCAAAGGTCCTTTTCTTAAAGCAGGAAGAACCTCTTGCTTGTTACTTGTATCTTATCATACCACAAGATTTAATGGTAGTATTACTTTAGGGGGTTGCGTATTACAAGTAGGAGTTTCCTCCTTTCGCCTACACCTTGTAACCCCCCTTTTTTTTATCTATTAAATAATTAATGTGATATAATGTTTATGCTACATTCGTAGCTTCAGGAAACCCTCCTGATTGTTTGTTCAGTATAGACCCTCTAGCAATAGAGGGTTTATCTGTTAGGATACAAACATGGATTTTATTTATGTTACTGATTGTGATATATGCTTACATCCCTACTGGGAGGACGAGCTCATCAATGGTGTGTGTGCAGGTTGCAGAGAGTTTGAAGAAGAATGAGCAAATCAAAGGACCAATACACTTGTGAATCCTGCTACAAGGTTACTTTACTTGATGGCAAAACTAATCTATGTTACGACTGCAACAGAGGGCATATATAAAAAAATTTTTTTCACTACTAAATCAGGGGGCGTACTATAGTACTTGTACCTGGAAAATCCAGGTGCTGCGTATGAGGATACGCTTCAATTTTATAATAAGAAAGGAAGACTTTTCATCTAGGAACAGTATGTGGTGTACAGTGTAATAGAGAAATGTTTTTGTGGATTGTTATATTTTTCATAACAGTTTGGACAACTGTACGAACAGAACGCCACCATGTGTGGCGTTTTGTGTTATTATAAAGATTATAAGTTAGGAGCAATTATGCCAAAAGGTATTGGTTACCCAAAAGGGATGAAGAAAAAATCCAAAAAAGGTAAAAAGAAAAAGAAGTAAATATGGCTGAGTATCAAGGTAAATCTGTCAAACTCAACAGTCCATCTAGGATTGGTAAGGGTGAGCCAGGTCATGGTCGTAAAAAGTTTAAAGTCTTTGTACAAGATGGTGGCAAAGTTAAAAAGGTTATGTTTGGAGACCCTAATATGGAGATTCGTAAAGATAACCCAGAAGCTAGAAAATCATTCAGAGCAAGACATAAATGTGATACAGCTAAAGATAAAACAAGTCCAAGATATTGGTCTTGTAAAATGTGGTAAGGATGAGTTATGGCAGCTAAAAAAGGTTTATACTACAACATGAACAAGCGTAAAAAAGCAGGAACAAGTAGGTCTAAAAAGAATTCTACAATTAGTCCAAAGGCTTACGCTAACATGAAAAAAGGCTTTCCCAAAAAAAAGAAAAAATAATTGACCATTACTATACCCTGTCCAAAATGTGGAGAGGTACTAAAACCCAAGGACAACATGAAGTGTATGAATAAAAAGTGTACTGGTTATGCCAGATAGAAAATTATGTTACGCTGCAGGGTGTAAAAGAGTTCTTAGTGGTAAGCGTACAAAATATTGTAGCGATAGATGTGCTAACAGAATACAGACACAAAAGAAAAGAGCTAAAGCTAAAGGTGTTGAATGGGTACAAACAGAAGACGAATTAGTTATACCTAGTAAACAAAATGTACAAAGTCGTAGAGGTGTAGTTTATAACGACCTAAAAGAATCAGGTTTAGGTAAAGATATACTGAGACAAAAAACAACTATACAAGATGTAGCAAAGATACTTGAAACTTCTGTAGCAGCAGTATCTATGGCGTATCAAGCATACATAGAAGATTTAGAACAAGAAGAAGCAAGAAAGACCTGGGAGTTACCACAGGTAGCAGAGAAATCATTAGAAGACTTTAGAAATTTTAGAGACAGATATTTTCAAACAGAAACAGGCGACCCATACGAAACACCAGACTTTCACATCAAATGGATTAATTCTATCTTAGAAGCAATAGAGCATGGTAATCAGCAGATGATATTATCACCACCACGACATGGTAAAACTGATTTGTTAATACATTTTGCAGTATGGTTAATATGCACAAAACCAAACATAAGAATATTATGGGTTGGTGGTAACGAAGAGATTTCAAAGAACGCAGTCAGTTCTGTACTTGACCAACTAGAGAGTAACGAATTATTAATAGAAGAGATATGTGGACCTGGACCTAAGTTTAAACCTACAAGTAGAACTGGTAAGTCTTGGTCACAGAATGGTTTTACTGTTGGTACTCGTACTGTTACTGGTATTAAATCTCCTACTATGGTAGGTATTGGTAGAGGTGGAAAGATTCTTTCTCGTGACTGTGACATAATTATTGCAGATGACATTGAGGACCACAGTTCTACTATGCAACCTGCATCAAGAGAGAACACAAGAAACTGGTGGACTACAACATTGTCAAGTCGTAAAGAGGAACATACAGCTATGGTTGTAATAGGTTCAAGACAACACTATGACGATTTGTATTCACACTTGTTAGACAACGAATCATGGTTAACTATTGTAGAAGAAGCACATGATACTGCTTGTACAAAATCTGATTGGGATAATGAGTTACATCAAGAGTGTATGTTATGGGCTAAGAAGAGAACATACAAATGGCTTATGGATAGAAAGAAAGCTGCAGAGACTACAGGTGGTAGAGCAATCTATGAAATGGTGTATCTTAATGTAGCTATGCCAGATGGTATGAGTTTATTTGACAGACCAGAGATAGAAGAATGTAGAGACCAAAACAGAGACATAGGACACATACCAAATAATGTAAGACTTATTGCAGGACTTGACCCTGCGTCAACAGGATACCAAGCTGCGTTTTTGTGGGGATATGACCAACAGACAGATAAACTCTTTATGATAGATATGGAGAATAGTTTAGGTGGAGGTATTCCAGTAGCATTAGAAATAATAAAGAGTTGGTTTCAAAAATATAACCTAGCACACTGGGTTATTGAAGAGAATGGATTTCAGAGAGCGATACGACAAGATAAATCAATTAGAGAGTTCGCAGGTAAGCATGGTATCTTTTTAGAAGGTACACAAACTTATGGCAACAAGCATGACCCAGTTTATGGTGTTACAGCTATGAGACCATTGTTTGAACAAAAGCTAATTAATTTACCTTATCGTAGCTTTGAAGCACAAGAAAAGGTAAACTTATATACAAGTCAGTTAGTATATTTTAGTTCTGCACAAAACAAGAGTAGAAGCGTTGGACAGAAATCTGATTTAGTTATGGCAAGTTGGTTTCCAATGAAAACAATAAGGCGTTTACAAAAAGAAAGACTTGCTACAATGGGTATGGAATACGAACCTAGCTTTAGTGGATACTCAGGGCTAGATATAGATATAGATGTTTGGAGAACATGAAAACAGTTGACGAGCTTTATTCAAGAGTATATGAACTGAGAGCTATGCACTCAGATTTTGTATCTGATAAAGCAAACATAAGAGCAATTATGAATGGTGGTGCAGATGGATTAAAAGCATTACTAGGTAAAGATATGCGTGATATGGACTACAAACAATTACCAGCACCTAACTTGTTAATGTCTGCATTAGAAAGATTTGCACAAAAATTAGGTAGAGCCCCAGATTTAAAAGTAGATATATACAATGATAAAGATTCAGAGAGAGCTACTAAGAGAGCAGAAAAGCTAGAGAGAATCGTACATGCGTATGATGATATGCAAAAACTAGAAAAACAACTACCACAAATAGGTAGGTGGTTACCTGGTTATGGTTTTGCTGTATGGATACTAAAAGAAAAGAAAGATGCTAATGGAATACCATATCCAGTAGCAGAGATAAGAGACCCTTATCTATGTTATCCAGGATACTTTGGCGTAGACCAACAACCAACAGAGTTGGCTGTAGTACAAAGAGTACCTCATAAAACACTTGCAGAGATGTATCCAAAACACAAAAATGTAATACTTGATGAAGTAAGTACAGAATATAATACTATGGCGTATGCTTCTAGTTATGACGAAGGATGGGCTAACGCAGATGGTACAGGTAAAGTAGTTGCAGAGTATTATGACCAAGAAGGTACTTATGTTTTCTTACCTGAAAATAGAATAATATTAGATTTCATTCCTAACCCTCTTAAATCAGGACCAAGATTTGTCATAGCAAAGCGTTACAGCTTTGACCAAATGCAAAGTCAGTTTCATCATGTTATTGGCTTGATGTCAAATATGGCAAAAATCAATGTTCTATCTGTTATTGCTATGGAAGATGCTGTGTTCACAGAAACCAACATCATTGGCGAGATAGAATCTGGACAATATAGAAAAGGTAGATTCGCTGTCAATTACTTGACACCTGGTTCGCAAGTTAGCAAACCAACTAATAATTTGCCTTATCAGTTGTTCCAACAAATAGATAGACTTGAAAGACATTTAAGACTTGGTGCATCTTATCCAGTATCTGATGATGGACAAAGCCCTAATGCTTTTGTTACTGGTAGAGGATTAGAAGAACTAGGACAGTCAGCATCATTACATGTAAGAGAATATCAAACAGTATTAACTGATGCACTAGAAGAAGTAGATGCTAAGAGATTAGAGTGGGATGAGATTATGTATAAAGGTCAAAGAAAACCTATTGCAGGATTTAGAAAAGGAACTGCATTCAAAGAATCTTATGACCCAGGAACAGATATTGCTGAAATGTACAAGACTAGAAGAGTCTATGGCGTTATGGCAGGATTTGATGAACCACAAAAAATAATAACAGGGCTGCAACTAAAACAACAGGGCGTAATAGATATGCAAACATTACAAGAGAACCTTGATGGTATAGATAATATATCCCAAGTACAAAACAGAGTTAACTCTGAAAAAGCAGAGAATGTATTATTTGAATCATTAATGGCACAAGCTGCACAAGGAGATAGTAAAGCAACTATGGCAGCTATAGAGATAAGAAAAAACCCACAAAATATGTCAGAGATTCTTGATAAGTTTTACACACCAGAAGAACCAGAAATGACACCACAAGAAGCTGCTTTAGGTGGTGCAGGTGGACCACAGGTTCCACAAGGTGAACCAGATATTGCTTCTGTTTTAGCACAACTAGGTGGAGGATTACCACCTGAACAATTATCAGCAGGACCAGGACTCCCACCAGGAGGACCTCTTGGCTAAAAACCCAGCAGAAGTAAATGCAAGATTTTTTAATATTATAAATAACGAAGATTGGGATATTCCAGAAATAGAATCTGATTCAACAATGGTTAGAGATTTATTTGTACAAGGGGATGTTCCTTTAGGTGCATTTATTTTACCTACACCATTACCTGGTGTATGGTTTAGTATAAGTATGGGGTTTGAAATAGAAGAACCAGATGAGGATGATAACAATGCCAGGTGGTAGAAAACCTAAAATAGATGGAGCATATCAAGATTTAGTTTTAAAACCTATACCAGGTTCTGATGAATTTGGTGGATACAAACAACAAGAAGAACAGATAGCTGCAGTAAATCAATCTTCTACAGCAGAAGCATTACCACAAGGTGGAGCACCTATGCAATATACACCAGAAGATATATTTGCTAAAGGTACTGAAAGGGAAGATGAACCTGGAACATTTGATAGTAACCCACAAAAAACAGTTAGTTTGCCAGTAGGTTCAGATACTCAAATACTTATAGAGTTAATTAAGGAAAAAGCACCAGTAACTAATCAGAGGTTCTAATGAGCATTTATCATAAATGGAACAAAGACTTCTTTGAGAAACAAAACGAAAGTATTGCATATACTAAAAAGAAAGATGCTACTAAAGCTAATACTGATTTAGATGCACTTACTCAAAACTTCCAAGACTTAAAAGATTTAAACTCATTAGAAATGGATGAGTTAGTAGTATCAGCAGCAGAGTTAAATGTTACACCAGAACAATATTATGACTTATATAAAACTACTAAACCTATACAAGTTAATTTAACTAATGGCAAACCAAATGCTATTACAGATTATCTAAAGAAAGTACAACAAATAGTTCGTAACAATGATGAGATATTAAAGAAAACAAGAAAAGATTTAGGTTACGACAAAAGTAATAAGTTTATGACAGGCACTCTTTTTATGGGTCTTAATAGCATTTTTGATATTCTTCAGAGAGGTGTAGTCAATCAATTAGGTGTGCCTTATGCACAATACGAAGAACAGATACTTGCTGAAGATGGTCTTACTAGACAAGACATGATTGAGTTTGAAAAAAAAGGTCGTAATGATAATCAACAAGAATGGAAAGCAGCAAGTGTAAGAGCAAGAGCATTTTTACTAACCTTAAATAATTATGTTACAACAGCTCCAGAAACTTTGTTAAACATCTTTGGTTTAGATACACCAGTAGATTCTTTAGTTGATGTAGAAGTTAAATCAAAAGCATGGTTAGCTACACAAGGTGTAGTAGATGCTGATGGAGAAGGATATGTTCAGCAAACTGATATAGAAGCTGCTATACAAGCGACAAAAGAAAATACTCTTGATGAAATACGAATACAAGAAAAAGAATTGCAAAGAGAACTTACACAAACAGAAAAAGCTAGTTTAGCTTTGAATAACTGGTATGACATTATGACAGAAGAAACAGCAACAAATCCTTTATTAAATATATTAGGTGAGTCTACACCAGTAGCAGAAAATAGAAAGTTAAGAGAAGGTTATGAAAAAGCACAAATATCTTCTAACATAGGAGATTTTGCTAGTTACTTAGTTACAGGAAATATGCCAGGTAGATATTCACCTGAAAATGTAATCTATGAAGAAACGCAAGAACTATATGATTTAAAAGTATTACAAGCAGAACAAGCATTTGATACAGGTCAAATATCTATTACACAAAAAAATGAACTTGTTGATAAATTAGAAGATGAAAGAGATGAAGAATTAAGTAAGGTAGCATTTGACCCTAACAAAGGTATAGCAGGAATTATGGGTGGTGCTATGAATTTAGTTGCTATGTATTTCACAGACCCAGTTGTTATGTTTGCTAAAGGTGTAGGAATAGCAGGTAAAGTTCCAGAGAAATTTGATGAAGTACTTGCTGGTGCACAAAAAGAAATGAAAAGGTTTATTGATGAAGGTGGAACTGTAGCAGAGTTTTGGCAAAACAATGATGAAATACTAGATGGTATAGCTACTGTTCTTGTAGAAGCTAACAATGCAAATCAACCTACATTTTTAAATATGATTAACTCAGGATTTAATCATAAGTTTGCAAAGACTGTAGCTGATGCAACTGACCCTGCAATTATTAAAGAAGGTCTTATAGATGGATTTAATAATGGTTATGTATCAGATATGGTGTTTGGAAAATCTTCTCTAGGTAAAACAGGTCAATTTAGAATACAATCAAAAGTAATATCAGATAATTTAATTAATACATTTGGAGCAAAAGATATAGACAACAGTATCACTGCAACTGGCAATAAAGTATTAGGTTCTACATTAAAAGAAATGGTAAATGGTACAGATATAAGATTGCCTAATCGTGGACAAGTAGATTTAAGAAACATACAAGAAGCTGTAGTAATGTTTGCAAGAGTTGGAAATGTATTTAAAGTACCACAAACTCGTTTAAACAAGTTGTTAATAGATTTCTATAATGCAGCAGACGAAGGTTTGTATACAAAAGCACAAGATATTTATTATGATGGTTTGCTTAGAACAGAAGGTGCATTACAACTTAGGTATTTGTATGGTTTATCAGATGGAGAAATAACAGAGTTTTTTGGAAAAATGAAACAAGGTCCAAGAATGTTTAGTGATGATGTAGGAGATTTTTTAACACCATCAAGAACAAATGAGTTTTACCCAGTAGATGAGATAGATATTCTTACAAAGAGACAATTCAGTGGACAAGTAGAAGGTATAGAAATACCACAAGAATTTACAAAAAACTCTATAGAACTTTTAAATCAATTTAGAGGTTACAGCATAGAGATACCAGATGTAGTAGATATAATTAAAACTACATCACAAAGAAGAAGATTAAGAGCTAAAGCATTAATTGAAAAAGAAGGTATTGATAAAGTATTTGATAAAGCTAGAAAAGCATTTGAAGATGGTAAACGAGGAACCTTTTGGGATGAAGAGACTCCTATGGGTGCAGAGATAGCAGCTATTTCTAAAGGTTTAGGAGACCCAGGAATCTTGTTTAAAGGTCAAGAAAAGGTTTTGTCATCTATAGAAAAAGGAACATTTGGAATAGTAAGAGGTGTATTTTACCCACTACAGTTGCTAGGTAGATTTTCTTATCCAGCAAAACTAACAGTAGATGGACACATAAGAGCATCTTTACTGGGTGTCAGGTCTGCATTTAGAAGCCCTGTAAAATTTCTTAGGTTCTTATTAAATGATGCAAATGGTGCATTAGCTAGAGCATTAGGATACACACCAGAAACATCTCTAGTTGGTCCATATAAAATAACTAGACCATTGGAATTTAAAAGTAAAAGTTTACAAGGATTAAATGAAAAATTACCTATGCCTGTAAGAAAAGCATTAGGTGTTCTACAAGACAGTGCAGAATATGGTATACCAGAATTACAGTCGTTGTCATCTGCTTCACCTACATTTGCGTTTGGTAGAAGATTCCCAGATACTGGTTATGACTTAATTAATAAAGTGGGAACAAAAAATGTTCCTATGCCTGATGGCGTGTTAGATTTTAAATTGTCAGATGAGTATATAGAAGCTGTACAAGAATATTTCTTTGAATATATTGATGATGATTTAGCTATGATTACAGCAGCATTAATGAAACAAGGTTTAGATTACACAGATATTGCTAAGTTTTATCAAGAGACTCCTTCAGTACAAGCAATTATAGAACAAGCAAATAAAATGATGCAGTCAAGAAATGTGTATTCAAGAGGAACTCTACCTATTGCATATAAGACAGAAGACTATGATGAGTTAGCTAAACATTATGTACAAAGCATAAACAATGTGACTGGTGGTAGTGCAGATATGATAGATATTATTGCTACAGGTAAAGTAGGAAGAGTTGATTTGCGTAGTGCAGATTCTATGACCCCAGAAAATCTGGCTATTTATAATGCAAAAATGAAAAAACTTACAGTTAAAAATCAAACTAATATGCCTAATCAAATGCCAAAACAGAAACCAGAATTAGATGAAAGAACTGCATTTCAAAAAGGATTAGATAGTTTGTTTTTTGCCACTGCACAAATGGAAGCTGATTTAATTAGAGTACCTTTGTTTAAACAAGGTTACGAACATTTTATAGAAGCAGGTATACCATTCACTTCTAAACAAGGTCTTAACAAAATAATGAATGCACATAAAGACCCAGAGTCTCCTATAAAACTTAGTGATGAAATATTTAGATTAGTTCAAGATGAATATAATGCTATTAAAAATTTAGCACCTGATTTAGCTGTAGTAGAAAGAACTGTACCAGTTAAAGTATTTGATAATGGTGACTCGTTATCCATAATTGCTTACAGTGATAATGGACAAAAACAAATTACATCTTTAAAAAGATTAGATACATTTAATAATGAACTTACTTTTGATTTAAACTTATATAATACAGAACTTAAAGTATTTAAAAAACAATCTGCTGTAGCTGATTACAGATTAGGTGATGATGGTGATGCTATAGGTGTATATAACTTTTCTATTAATAAATCAGAAGCTATTATTAATGGTTCTATACCAGACAGAGACGCACTTGTTAGAGCAGTAACTAATGCACTAGATGAAAGCGTAGATGCAGAAGCATTAGTAGATGATGCCATAGAGTATTTAGCTAGTAGTCAAGGTAAGTTTGATAAAACAATAACTAAACAAGAATTATTTGAAGTTCTAGGTATAGATGGTTCTACACCTAATGTTGTTGGATTAAAAGTAAAATTACAAAAAGGTAAGACAACTAAGAAAGTTAAAAATGCACAAGGTGAAATAACCCATGATGTAGGTATTAGTACATTAAATAGAGTAGTAGGTAAAAAAGTAGCAAGACCAATACTTAGAAAAAAAGCAGATGTAGAAGATGCTATAGATAGAGCATACGAATACATAAAAGCTAATCCAGAAGGATGGAGTATAGATTTAGGAAGAAAAAATAATACAAACATACCTGGTTATTATGTTTCACCATATAAAACTAGAGAATTAATATTGGATACTCCTGTAACAAGAAAACAAATAGAAGATTTTATTATTAAAAATAAAACATTGTTAAAGAAAGAGGACCATGTGTTAGGTGGTTGGATAGAAAATGACAAACTTTATTTAGATGTTTCTATAAAAATTAAAAAGGGTGTTGCTGCACAAGTGATAGATGGAACAGATGAAGCACTTGCTAAAGCACAATACATAGCGATACTAGCAGACCAAAAAGCTATAGGTAATATAACTAGTGCTGGTTATCAAGGAGCTATACCTAGCAATACTGCAGGAGCATTTGATGTTATAAGAAGAGCAGGTCAAGATTTACTTATAGGTTCTAATAAAAAAATACTGAAGCCTAATAGAGCTATTACCTCTCCAAGAGCAGGAGCAGTTATTGGTAATGATGTATTACAAGCTGCAGGAATCAGAGCGATTGTAGATGAAAAAGCAGGTATTGTTAAAATATTAAAACCACAAACTAATCCAATTTTAAATGAAAAAACATTTAGTGGAGACTATCAATCTATGTTAGATTTGTCAGATATAAAATCTGCATCTACACCAAGAGTTATGTCTATGGAAGATTTACATGAAAGAGCTGTAGAGTATGCTTTTGAGTTACACTCTAGGTTATTATATAACCTAACAGAACGAGGGTTTTTCTCACAAGCATATAGAGTAGGCTTTGCTTTCTTTGAAGCATGGCGAGAAGTGTTAGGTAGATATTACAACCTAGGTTTAGCTAATCCTAAAGCAATAGCACAAATAGGATTTGGTTATAGAAAAGGTATAGAACATAACTTTATATATGAAGACCCTTCTGGAGAAAAGTATTTAATAGTACCAGTAGGTGGAACACCATTTGAAGATTATGTAAAGACTGAAGGTAGAGGTGCGTTTACTGATGATATGTCACTTGCTGATTCTAAGATTATTGCTAAAAGAGGAATACCACTTAGTGCATTAAATGTTGGTGGTGGAGGATTATTCCCACCAGTAGGACCTGCAATAGCATTACCTGTAGGTGTGTTAGTTAAAAATAAACCTAAAGCTAAAAAGAATTTAGAAAAATATGTATTTGGTGGATTTGAATTAACAGGTGCAAGGTATGATTCTCTTGAAGATATTCCTGGAATATTAGCAGAAACTACAATACCATCAGTTGGTAAGAATCTTTTCAATCAACTTGCTACAAATTTAGATACAAAAGGTTTAGATGAGGACCAATGGTTGTCCTCTATAAACACTGGTTATCAAGTAGCAGGTATATTAAGACCAGATTTAGCAGATGACCAACAAGCATTAGAAACTGTTGCTATGACACTAGCAGCTAACTTCTTTCAACTTAAAGCATGGGATAGATTTGTAAACCCATTCATACCAAGGCTATCTATTATGTACGCAATAGAAGGTAACGAAGTTGCATTTGGAGAATGGTATGGAACTAAAGGTGAAGATAGTGGATTAGTGTACAACAACTTTGTAGAGCTTTCTGTTATACATGGTTTCTATCAAGATATTAAAGATGAGTATGTAATGACACTAGGACCACAAGGTGAGTTCTATGCGTTGCTAGAAGTAGCTAAACTATTAGGTTTAGATAATAGAGATTTGTCAGAAGGTTTTACTTCTACTGCTTTACAACTAAAAGGTAAGAATATATCACAAGGTGGTATCTTACCAAGAACTACACCAGAGTATGATTTTGTTTTAGATAACCCAGAACTAGCTGCTGAGTATGGACCAGTCCTAACATTGTTTGCTCCAGGATTAGATGAGGGTAATGTTGATTATGGTGGAGTTAGTTATATATCTAACTTAGGATTGTTTTCACCAAAAACACCAGATGAGTTTTATGTATCTACACAAACATTCTTAGCCAGTGCAATAGAAGTAGCAACAAAAGACTACTGGTCTAAAGTTATAGACAATAGTACTGCTGACCCAGGAGAAAGAGTTGCTAGAAAGAAAGCTAAGTTTGCATTAATAGAAGCTGATTTAGAAAAAATGTTTCCAATGGCTTATGGTAATTCTGCAGAGTTAAACAAAGTTCTAGGTTCTGATTATGAAACAGGCGTACCTAATGATGTACTTATAGATTATTTAGAAAGAGCTGTTAAGGACCCAAGACTAGATAACTTTGATAACAGAAATGAAATAGCTTTATATCTCAATTTTAGAGCTCAGGCAATAGATGCTGTAGCAGATAGTAGGGGTTATCCTATAGAAAAAGATGCTATGAGATGGATTAGTACAAGTGATACTATACAAGCACAAGAAGTTCGTAATCAGTTGTATACTAAAGCACAGGAAATAGGAAGAAATAATCCTAAATTTTTGGTAATATTTGATAAGGTATTCTCTTACGAGCTTACGAGATTTGGATTAGAAGGATAATATGGTACATATACCAGGACATTACGAAACAACTACAAATACAACTGTTCCACAAGGACCATTTGGTGGAGTAGGAAGTGGTCAAGGAGCAGCAAACAATAGTTCTATAGATGAAGATTTTTATATAAGGATTGCCAGTATCTTAGATACTGCAGGTGCAACAACTAAGACACCATTAGGTAATGGTTATCTTAAAGAGTATGAAGTACAAACAGGAATAACTGACCCAGAAGAAGGACCAGTAGTTAAATTAATTTCTGCTGAAGAGTTTTTAACAAGTGATGAATGGCAAACACAACGCAGAGATATATTAGGAACAGGTTCTGCTTATAGTTATGTTTACTTTCCTACAGATATAGGAGCACAAGCAAGACAATTAACTCCTTACCTTAGAGTACAAACAAAAAATTTATTATCTGCTGCAGGTCTTATAGATTTAAATAAAACTGTAGGAGCTGAAATAGATGATGAGTTTCTTAAAGGACTTAAAGCAGCTATGGAATTTAGTATGAATAATGGTGGTACCTTTACATGGACTGCAGGACTAAAAGTACTAGCAGGTCAAACACAAGCTGCAGCTTTAGGTGGACTAGGTGGAGGATATACATTTGGTGATGAAGCCCTAGACGAGTATGTAGAAGATTTAAAGAAAAAAGCAGAAGCTAGAAAAGGTGCTCCTTTGTCAGACTATGAGAAACAATACATTACAGGTAAATTAGTAGAAGGACCAGTAGAGCAGTTTAAACAATCACTTACAGGATTAGGAGCAGGTTCTGCACCTTCACTTAGTTATGATGTTACAACAGGTCAAGCGATACAAACACCTGGTATGGAAGCAGAAGAACCAGATGTAGATATACTTACAGAAGGTGGAGAAGATGTATTAGATGAAATATTTGAACCAAGAGAAGAGATACAAAGACAAGCAGATGTAGAAGATGAAACTTTCTACAGGATGCAAAGAAATTTAGCAGGGCTTAAAACTGCTGAAGCACAACCAGTACCAAGGATAGGATGATGGAAGAAACAAACTATACAGTAGAAGAAGTTATTGAAGCACTACAAAGTGTTGGCATAGCAGAAGAAGTCATAGAGTATGTCGTTCCAATAGCTGGTTATGAATCAAGAGTTGGTGGTGTACCTTTTACTAGAGATGCACTAGATAAAGAATCTCCTTCATGGGGTATATTCCAAGCTAACTTAAATTCAATGGCACCTGCTATTTATAAAGCCATGAAAGAACTTGGTGTTGAATTACCAGGAATTACAGATGAACAAGATAAAGTTTTGTTAAGTAATGTTGCACAACCAGGACAAGAAAGTTTACTTAAATTTTCTAGTGAACAAAAGAAGTTTGCTGCTGAATGGTTTAAGACACAAGCAAATTTAAAAGATAATGCACTTGTATTTAAATATATGTTAGAACAAAAGTTAAAAGATATAAACTCAGATGACTACAAAGAAGCTATGAAAGAGTTATATGTTTTAACTATTAATAAATTTAATGACCCAAACAATACAGACGCACAAAAATTAAAACAAGAAATAGAAAATGAAGTGAAAGAAATTATGGCTAGTTCTCCTGCAGATGATAATGCACCTGACAGAGGAATACCAGAGCCAGAAGATGGTTATGACCCAAGACAACCTCAACCACAAAGGACTCCTTTTCTAACACCACCTGAGATGACACAATATACAACACAAGTTCCACTACAAGCACAAAGTAAAATGTATGGTAGAGTCAGACAGATGTTGGAAGCACAAGTTAATAAACAAAAGAAAGCAGTTGGACAAGAACCTCTTAACACAGTTGTGCCTAAACCTAATCTAAGTGATAGTGTAAAAGCTGCACTAAAGTTGTTGTCAAGATAATGGCACCTAATAAAGAAAAAAGTGTTATGGAAACAATCTTAAAGGACCTTGAAGATTTTGAGTTAAATGATTTTGAAATACCTGATGAAATAACATCTAACGAAAAGTAATGAACAAACAACAGATTATTAAAGAGAAAGATAGGATTCTTAGTAATCTTCTAGAAGGTATATTAGACACTGTACCTGGTAATTCAGTAATACAAACATATAGACAAAAGGCTTTGAGCTTAATGATGTATGGTAATAATTTACACCATAATGATTTAGGTAATGAAATGACTAAACTTTCTACAGAACCATGGTCAAAACTATCTACAAAAGAAATAGAAAAAAGACTTACAGAATTTTTTACAGATGCAGCTCAATTAAATATTGATTCAGGTAAAGATGTTTTTAGGATGCAAGGTCAAGGTGTCAGTAAATTATTACAAAAAGCAACAAGAGATGGTGCAGATAAATTTAAAAAATATGTTAAGTTTGCTATAAATTCTTTAAAAGAATCCAACGAAAGAGATTTTCTTTTTGCTGAATCAAGTGACAATTACAAAAAAGCTGCAGGAGAAATACTTGATAGTGTTACAAGAAATATAAACAGAGAAGAAATTGCATTGGGTGTTAGACATGTCTTTCCTGAAAGTCTTGAACAGAGAGTGTTGATGAATCATGGTTTAGACATAATTGAATTTTTACAAAATGCTGAAGGAGAACTTTATCATCCAGATGAACTTGATGTAGAAATAGATTGGAATAGAATTGCTGTACCCCAAGAAAATTTTAAAGGTAACAGGTTATATACTCCACCTGAAAACCTAAGTCAGTTGCGTGAACTTCACACTTGGTGGACAAACGAATTTAATAAAAAAGCTAAAGAGTTTATATTAGGAGACAATGTATTTTTATTAATGGATGACTTGACTGATAACATAATTAATAATGATGCCTATTATCAATACGCAGGTATGGGTCAAAGAAATACACCTGCTCCTCCTATTGTGCAATTAATAGATGAGAAATTAACAGAGTTCTTGCAAGAGTTAACCAGAAAAAAAGGTGTTGAAGTTTTTGATGAGATGCGTAGTAATGCTGGAATATCTCCCCAAGATTTGGATGCTTATGAAAAGTTGGGAGATGGCAGTCGTGAAGCAGTTAAACAACTAACAAAAGAAAAGGTAATAGAATTTATTGAAGCTAATTCAAGTGCTTCTGATGACTTGTTACCAGTTATTTATCCTGAAGTACAAATAGGTGGAATGACTAATATGTATCCAAGCACTACAATATACGAAAATCTTAATGGTCCAGTACTAGAAACACAACTTTTTAAAAATAGAATTGATGTAAAAAATATTTTGGAAGGTAATGTCAGTGAATTAGATACACCTACAAATGTAGTGGACACACCAACAAATGTTGTACCTGCTGTAGAAACTTTAAACATAGATGATTATAAACCTTTTACTTTAGAAGTAACAGACCCTGCAGGATTACATGCAAGACCTGCTGCAGGTTTAGTTAATGATTTACAAAATCAAGGATTGAAACTAATTGTAATGGAAAATGGAGCTTTAAAAGAAGTAGGGATTACAAATATTTTAAAAAGAGGAATACCTGTAAATGGTACTTTAGAATTATTTGTTCCTAAAGATTTAAGAACTATAGATATGGGTGATGGTAGTCGTGGATACAGAGCACAAACTAGAGGAACATTAAGAGTTATGGATGATGTTAGCCTATCTGTACACAGTGATAGGATTAGAAAAATAGCACAAGATTATCACAAAATAATGGGATACTCTGACCCACAGTTTAAACCAGCTATGGTATTTAATGATGAAGTGGGTGCAATAGCAGCAGATATATTTGAAAGACTACCTATGTTTGATGACACTGCGATACCTTATTACAAGAAGTTCATAGGGGAAACTAATATGCAATATCAAGTATTGTTAGATTCAGGTATAAAGTTTGAATTAGTAGATGTAGACCCTTATACACCTAATAAAGCTGGTCATCAACAAATGATAGCTGATATGGAATCTGGAACTTTAAAAGTATTAGCTACAGATACAGCTTTTGGTTATCCATTAGCTACTCCAGAAGGCATTGTTAAAGCTGATGTAAGAAACCCTATGTTAGCTGTATCAAGATACACAGATGTAAATGGAAAAATAATGCTAGAGAATGATGTCTTTAGAGCTGTGCATGACACATTTGGACATGGTATGAGAGGTAATACCTTTGGTCCAATAGGTGAGTACAACGCATGGTTAGCTCATAAAGAGATGTATTCTCCAGACGCTAGAAGAATTATGACTACAGAAACATTAGGTCAGAACACATATACAAATTATGGACAACACATGAGAGATGTAGATGGTAACTTAATAAAGCCTGGAGACCCTAATTATATTAGACCAGCTGATAGACCATTTGCTCCACAGAAAGTAGCATTGATGCCAGAAGAAATAATTAATGTTGCTAGTACTGTAGTAGAAGATGCTGCTGACCTTGTAGATAGTGACAGTTTAAACAAGGTAAAAGAATTAGCTAATGCACAACCAGAGGTTGTAGATGGCATCTTTAAATCTGCTAAGAGGGTTGTAGGTAAAGCGTTTGGTGCAGCAGGAACTGTATTAGACCCAGGTGATTTAGCAATAACTACAGGGATAGCTAGGTTACTACCTAGGTTAGGACTAGCAGCGATAGCACCTGCAGCACTAGCAGCTTATGTAGGATATGAATTGGCAATACTTGCTATAGATGCAGGTCAAGCATTTAATAAAGCAGTAGAGAAACAAGGTGGTCAAAATGATTTTGTACCATCATTTATGGGTGGTAAAACACTAGAGGGTGAAGAACCAATTTACAATGACTATGATTGGAAACAATTAGGTAAAGATGCATGGCAAGAATTTGGTGAAGTTTCTGATACATGGTCGTTGTCATGGAAGATAAGTGAACCTATAATTGATTATGCCTTTGAACAGTATGCTACAATGCAGGAGAGTAGGTAAATTATGGCACTAACACCACAAGAGAATAGACAGTTGTTAATGGATTTAGTTAGTGGTCGTATATCAAAATCAGAATATGATGAAGTTTTATATAATCAAAGGATTAGAGATTTAAGAACAGCTCAAAACAAAACACCTAATTTATTAACAGAAACAGAGAAAAGACTTTTTACTAGGGCTGCACAATCAACAAAGCCAACAGTCAATAGTCAAGGTGTTATAGATGTATCTACTATTGACACAACTACTAGAGGTTCTACTACTAATCAATTTGGAACACCACCACAAGATTTGGATGAGCCATCTTTAGGAGACATCTATGCACAAGGTGGTGGAATAGGTACAGTAGACCCTGTTATTACTACACCTCCTCCAACTACTTCTTCTCCAACTACACCTCCTCCAGGTTCACAAGATAATGGAAGTCAAGAAGAAGAAACTGTTACAGAGACACCAGATGAATATGGATTTACTCCATCACAATATAAAGCAGGTATTGTTATTTATAGAAAAGATGCACCTGCTGGTGGTGAAAGAGTATTTAGTAATGCAGATTTAAAACAAGCATTTAACAATGGTTATTCATTAACAGCAGTAGATATTACAGAAGGACCAGATGCAGGTACATCAGCAGCAGAAGTAACTTCTGGTGTAACATCAGGTAGTGCAGAATTAAGTACAGGTTTTGTAGACAGTCAGATATGGGAGTATGAAGGTAACAAGTTTGTTGTATGGCAAGTTCCAGGAACTATGATGTATATGCGTTATGCTGCATCTGATTCAGAATTAGATATGTTATACAGTGGTAGAGAAAGACCAGATGAGGTACAGGCATCAGATACTATGTGGACAAGCTCAGTATATTTTGGAAATGTAAACGAATTAGATGAGAAGGTTATTACTACTGGTGATAGTCCTTTTGTAGGCTTCGTAGACAATTTTGAAAAAGCAACATTAGGTAGACCTTGGCTCAAAGATGATGATGAAATGTTTTCATTATGGGTAGAAGGATATGTAGAAGATAGAGATATAACTACTGAAGAATGGTCTAACACAGAATGGTGGAACAACAGCACAAAAGAAGAAAGAGATTGGTTAGTAACTTCTAAGGGTAGAGGAATTGGAGACGCTGATTTTCCTGCTGATGCTAAAACACTACTAGACCAAAACAGAATATTATATTTAGAAACTATGAAAAATGCTGGTATTGCTAATGCAGATACTATAAGAGATGCTAATGGTAATTCATTAGCTGAATGGTTTGCAGACAAAGTTACATTTGGTGAGTTTGATGCAGTCAAAGCATCAGAACAAATACAAGCATTGTCAGATGTAACATCAGGAATACAAGTAGATGAGAGACTTACAAACTGGTTAGAAGGTAAAGGTGAAGTAGACCAAACTAGAGCAGGTTACGCATCTGCTAGAGCATTAGCATTAGAGTGGTTAGGTCCTGTATATGGTGCATTAGATGAAGCCACATTACAAGACTACGCATCAGTAATTAGAAACGCAGAGAACCCAGATGTAGGTGCAGATTTATTACAAGAAGATTTAAAATCACAAAGAAAAGTTTTGTTTAATACAGACATCTATGATGAGAATTTAACTTATAAACAAATAGCATCACCATGGCAAAACTATTCATTTCAATTCTTAGGTGAGAGAATGGATGAGACTTCACAGAACTGGTTAAATGTATTATTATCTAATGACCAAAATACAGCAGACCAAGAGTTAACAGCTTATGGTTTAAACAATAACATAGTAAAAGTTGTAGATACATTGTCAGACAATATTGCTAATTCTGTTGGTGTAACTCAAACAGGAGTACAGAGAGGATTTAGTACATAATGGCAAACATAACTACAGCAGGTTTAAATAATTTAAAAGATGCAGCTAAGAAAAAATATGGTAATTTGTTACCAGATGAACTATTAAATATTTATGTCACAGCATTTGTTGAATCAGGTAATGATGAACAACAAGCTATACAAGCTGTTCGTACATCTAACGCTTATCAAACTTATTATCCTGGTAACTTAAATCCAGATGGTATTACTACTAAATACAATGAAGCAGAGTATACACAAGTTGTTGATGGTTATAGTAGAAAGTTTGAAGCTATAGGAATTAACCCAGATATAATCTTGACTAACGATAGAAAGAAACAACTAATAGAAAATGTTGTATCTCCAGATGAATTAGGAACAAGGGTTAATACTGTCTATACAAATATACTTACTGGTATACCTGCAGTAAAAGAATTTTATCAAAGAAATTTTGCAAGAACATTAACAGATGAAGAGATTATAGCCAGTGCTATTGACCCAACGATAGGGCAACAATTATTAGCAGGTACTATTGCAGCTAGAGATGTTGTATCACAAAATGTTGTAAGAGCACAGATTGGTGGTCAAGCATTATTATCTGGAACAAACATATCTATAGAAGCAGTTGAAGCACTTAGGCAACAAGGGATAGACCCACAAGCTGCAAGACAAGCATTCAATCAAGTTCAGAATATTCAACAACAAGCTCTAGCACAAGGCAGAGATATTCCTGATGTGCAAGATATAGTTGAAGGATTACAGCTAGGTGATGTACAAGATTTTCAAGCAGTGTCTAACATACTTAGACAACAGGTCGCAGGTAGTTCTGCACAAGCAGGAGCAAGGACAACACAAACAGGTGCTGTTACAGGTATCCTAGAACAATAGTTGTTTAAACAACTTGTATATTTTTAATTTATGATATAATAAATACGACCCTATTCCTAGGTCTGGGGGTTAAACTTGACCAGGATACATACGAACACTGTCTTGATGCCTACTAACAAGACATGGAAAATAAATAATAAGTAGATAAGGCTCAGTGCATTACATAGATGGCACTTGCAAAAAAATTATTTATAGATAGGAGACAGCAAATGTCTGAAAATATTGATAACACAGAAGGTTCAGTTGAATCTGACAAGAATTGGAAAGCAATTCGTGAAGAGAACAAAGCTCTTAAAGAGGAGTTGATTTCATATCAGTCCAAAGAGAGAGACAACTTGTTCAAAGAAGTTGGATTAGATAGAACTAAGGGTGTTGGAAAAGCTGCAGATTTGATGTACGAAGGCGACCTTGAAGCAAATGCTTTGAAGGAGTTTTTGTCAGCAGAGTTTGGAGAAGAGGTTGTTAGTGGACAACAAGACAGTATTCGTAGTACAGTAAACGAAGGTCAAAATAGACTGGATGCCTTACAGCAATCAGCAAAAGCCATTAACGAAACTCCAAATGTCACTGACCAAATAGCCCAAGCACAGAAAACAGGCAGAGTTAGAGACAGTATTGCGTCTAAAATGATGGCTCTTAACGAGCTAGACGACAAGTAAGTCTAGGAGAAAAGCTCCTAGATAAAATTTATTAGGAGAATAAAATGGCAGCTATAGGCTCACCAGACCCAATCTCAGTAGCTGAGATTAACAACTTTACAGGTGAACTATTTAAAGTTGGTGCAAGAAGAACACCTTTACTATCCATGGTGGGTGGTTTAACAGGTGGTAAACTTCTTAGTTCTCCAGTATTCCAAACCCAAAAAGTGGATACACCTACAGTCAACAGCTATACAGCAGTTGCAGAAGGTGGAACTCCAGCATATTTTGGTAGAAGCAGAAGTTCAGCAATAGACTGTGTACAAATCTGGAATCAGGGTGTGAAATTAACATACTCAGCTCTAGGTTCAACAGGATATTTGAACTCCCAAGCTATGGAATCTGGAACAGCAGCTTTTGAAGGTTCAAACCCAATCAATGATGAAATGGCATTTCAAATTGAAGAACTACTTAGCAAAATCGCAAGAGAAGTTGAGTACGAATTCTTTAATGCTACTTTCAATGATGGAACAGATGGCAACCCAAGGGAAATGCGTGGCATTGACGAATGGGTAGCATCAGGTAATGGTTCATCTACATTTGATAACCAAGTTTCATCTGCAGACACAGCATTAGATTTTGATGCAGTAGCAGAGATACTTAAAGCTATGTACGATAATGGTGCACCAATGCAAAACCCTGTTCTTTTTGCAAGACCAGGCTCTATCCTTGACTTAAACCAAGGACTAGCAGCTTCTGGAAATGCTCAAATGGCAGTATTACCAAGAGACAGAAATGTCGCTGGTGTTGATATTGATAGTATCATCACACCATTTGGTAACATTGGATTAGTTGTGAACGAATTCGTTCCAGCTTCTAAAGCATTCGTCCTTGACTTATCCTACCTTGATGTTTGTTTCTTAAACATCCCAGGTAAGGGTGCAGTATTCGTAGAGGATACAGACAATGATGATGCAGCAGCAATATCAAAGCGTGTTTACATGGAAATTGGCTTGGACAAAGGTCCAGCAGAATACCATGGCGTTATTACAGGAGTTATCTAAAAGATAATTTAATTAGGACTTATGGACAGTGCCACCACACTGTCCTAAGTTCTGTTAGAATTTATAATTATGAGTAGCACTATAGGCAACCTAGTAGATAGAGTTTACAGAGAATATTTAGAACCCAATGATGACATACAGTCATTTTCTAATTTAAGAACAGCAATCACAGATACGACTACAACAACTGTGGCTTATGAATCTGATTTTCTTACAACTGAAGAAGAAGATGCTATGGGTTCAGGAGCATTCATAGAAATAAATCAAGAACTTATGTTAGTTCTATCATTGAATACAGCAGACGAAACCTTAACTGTTAAAAGAGGTGCAAGGGGAACAACAGCAACGACACATGCTGAGACAGATTTAATAAAAATCAACCCACCTTTTATAAGACTTAATGTTTTTAATGCAGTCAAAGACCAAATAGAAAATTTATACCCTACATTATTTGCAGTGGAATCCCAAACCATTACAAGTGCTAGTGGGTATGTTGCGTTAACTGGTGCTGATGACAGTAGAATAGTTGCACCACTTAAAGCAGTATCACAATATACATCTATATCTGGAGACCAAACATCTATACAATTTAGAGGTGTATCAATAGAGCTTATTGATGTGCCAACAACTGTAACATCTACAGGTAAAGTAGTACAGTTTTCTGGGATAGCTAGTGGAGTAAATGTACATTGTACTTTTAGAAAAAAATTTGGTGAAGTAACTAACGAACAAAGTACCTTATCAGACATAGGATTAGAAACAGAATACGAACCAATTATTATGGCAGGTGTTGCTGCTCAAATGATTGCAGGTAAAGATATACCTGCAGCAACCACAGAATATATATCAGACTCTATACAAGCTAGTGTGTATCCTGTTGGTTCTTCTACAAGTATAAGAAACTCCTTGTTGCAGTATCAACAAATATTAATACAACAAGCAAGAAAAGATTTGAGAGCAAGGTACCCAGAGCCAGTTAGTTTAAACAGCGTGGTATATCCTAGTGCCTAGAGTACCAACCACTGCAGATGTAACAAACCCACAAAGAAAAGGTTATGGGTTTAGACTAGATAATCTATTATTTAGAACTGCTATATCTAATGACAGACCATTAACAATAAGTACTGCAGAGTTCCCTAATCAACAAATAGATTTAAGACAGAACCCAGAAGATATAACTACTAACATAGGACAAATATTTTCTCGTGGTGATTTTTCTGGTGGTCAAGGTTTAGATTATGCACATAAAAGAAACAATGCAGAGAAAGATGTTACTAGGTTTTTTGATAGTAAGGGCGTAGATGTTTTTCATGGAGATGAGGATAGCTCTTACAATGTGCATTTACTTTATCAGACAGCAACAAAAAATATTAGCTTTAGTAGTACCAATAACTATCTTGCACAACTTACAAATGGTAAGTTATATGTAACAGATGCTACAACTGTATATGAAAGCTCTGACAATGGAGATAGTTGGAATCCTATTGCAGCAGGTACTAATGGAGCAACAGATAACTTTACTGGTATAGCAGCAGTTGGTAATGAAATATACTTAACTACAGCAAGTGGTACAACAGGGTCTCAGTTAATTAAATATGATGGTAGTTCTTGGAGTACATTGACCACAGCACAAGCAAGTTCTGCTGGTCTTACTGGTATATGGTTTGCAAAAGGTCAGTTGTTTATATCTGGAGATAATGGAACAGTAGAATTATTATGGGGTATAACACCATTTCAACAAACTTGGACATCTTCAGACTTACAAGATGCAGATGCAATAGTTACATTTGAAGACAGCCACCACATATCACAAGTAGTAGACGCAGGTGCAGTTGTACTAGCAGCTTCTACTAATGGAGATATATACTCTATAAAAGATGTAACTGGAACAATGACATTGTTTGGTCAAACAAACATACCATTTGAAGAAGTACATTGTATAACTGCAACAGAAGGTCAGGTATTTTTTGGAACAAAAGAATTTAGTAGAAATGTAGGTAGGTTCTATAGAGCAGAACTTGTTACTGCAGACAACCTTTATGTAATAGCTAATAGACAATTAGTTAAAGAATGGACTATAGATAATATTGATACAACACCTAAGTTTATGTTTGCATCAAGAGATAGTGTGTACACAGGAATAGCAGAGAGTCCTACAGAAACATTTTTATGGAGATATTATTTACCAACAGCATCTATAGCTAGAGATTTAAAAATAACTACTACTGCAGGTTTCGTTGAAGGTATAACAAATACTAATGGGAAGTTTATTGTTGTTGTATCAGGTTCTGATGTATATAAAGAAACAAATTTATATGAAGATACTGGGTACATCATACTTCCTAACATAGACTTCTTTACATCAGAAGTTAAACAATGGGTTGGTACAACTATTGAACATGATGAGATAGTAGATACCAGAAGAGTACAATGTTTTATTTCTACAAGAGAAGGTAATATAGACAACCCAGACAGTGGTAACTGGGAGCTATCAAATGATAGCACACAAGGATTTGGTGGAGAAGAAGTACAGATTAACAGAAACGCAAGATACCTAAACATGAAAGTAGTGATACAAGCTACAGATGATTTTACAGGTACACCAGTATTTAGAAGTATATCTGCTAGGGCATTACCTAGACCACAGTTAGTGGTAGTAGATATACCTGTAAATATTTCTGACCAAATAGAAAGACCAAATAGAAAAAAATTAAAAGTAAGAAACTTAGGAGAAGCAGTATATCAAGAGCTTAAACAAAAAGAAGGTGACAGTGTTACCTTACAACTGTTTGACCCACAAGAAACTATTAGAGGAGTTGTTGAAAGTGTTGCCTATCCTGTGATAAATGATGCTAATATAGGTTCTGTAACACAATATTGTACTGTTAGAATAAGAGGTGTTAGAGCAGAAGATGTTATATCACAATTTACAAATACAGCAGGAATTGGAACATTAGGAGTAGTAAGATTAGGATAATATGACAGCACAAGAAAGTAAATTAAGTAATGGTTATGAGAGCACAATAACAAGTGCGTTAACTGCAGATGGAAGTAGCATAACTATATCAGTAGATACAGCACCAACAGATAGTAGCAATACAGCTATATCTGGAGCTGTAATAATGTATTTAGTTTTAGACCCAGATAGCGATAGTCAAAGAGAATATGTAAAAGTAACGAACATATCTGGCACAACTTTAACAGTAACTAGAAACATTGACACTGGTGGTGGAGGATTAAGGACTCATGCAGCTGGTGCAAAGATTAGACAAACAGCACAAGCACAACACTTTGATGACATCCATGACAGAGTAGATAAGATTATAAACACAGATGGTAGCAGTTTAAACACTGCGACTGGTGTAGTAAAAGATGAAGATAACATGTCATCTGATAGTGCTACACATCTTGCTACACAACAATCAATTAAAAAATATGTAGACGATACAGTTACTGCACAAGATTTAGATTTTCAAGCAGATAGTGGTGGTGCATTAAATATAGATTTAGATACTGAAACACTCACTGTTGCAGGTGGCACAGGTATTCAGACTGCAGGTTCTGGCAATCAAGTAGAAATAAATATTGATAGCACAGTTGTTACTGAAAGCTCTACAGATACACTTACTAATAAAACAATAGATAGTGCTAACAATACAATAACTGTAGATGCAGATGAAGCTACAGTACAAAACATTGAAGTAGATAACCTAAAGTCAGGTGTATTAGATACAGATATAAGTTCTGTTGCAGGTACTGATACTACAATACCATCAGCTAAAGCTGTAAAAAGTTATGTTGATGCACAAGTAGAGACTAAAGACACTCTTGCAGAACTAAATGATGTAACTATTACTTCAGTTGCAGATAACGAAGTAATAGCATACGACAATGGAACAAGTGAATTTATAAATCAAACAGCTAGTGAAGCAGGATTAGCTACATCAGCACAAGGTGCTTTGGCAGATAGTGCTACACAACCTAGTGATAATGTATCTACTCTTACAAACGATAGTGGATTTATAACTGCATCTACTACAGATTCTTTAACAAACAAAACAATAGATGCTGATGGCACAGGAAACAGTATTACAAACATTGAAGATGCTAATATCAAATCTGCTGCAGCAATAGATGCAAGTAAAATTGCAGATGGAAGTGTTAGCAACGCAGAGTTTCAAAGATTAAATGGTGTTACTTCTGATATACAGACACAGTTAGATGCTAAGATTGGAGATGTAACAGCTTCATCTACAGATACATTTACAAATAAAACTATTGATGCAGATGGTACTGGTAACTCAATAACAAATATTGAAGATGCCAATATTAAAGCTGCTGCTGCTATTGATGCTTCTAAAATTGCAGATGGCTCAGTAAGTAATGCAGAGTTTCAAAGACTAGATGGGGTTACATCAGACATACAAACACAATTAGATGCTAAAGGTTCAGGAGATATTACAGCAGTAAACACAGCAGCTAATTCAGGTTTATCAGGTGGTCAAACTACTGGAGATGCAAGTCTTACAGTTGACCCATCTAATTTAGCTGATGGTACAGGAGTTACAGTAGATACTGCTGCTGACTTTTTAATTATGGAAGATGTAACAGATGGTACAGTTTACAAAGTTAATCCAGACCAGATAGCATCTGGTTCTGCTAATGCACTTATTGATGGTACATCAGACTTAACTATTACAGATGGTACAGGTTTAGATTATGACATCAGTGGTACAGATGTAGGTAGTTGGGAAGCTGGTGGTATAGCACTTACAACTAGTGGTGGTATATTTAGACATCATCAAACACAAGCTGCAACATACACAGTTGCTACAGATGAAGGAGCTGTTTTAGCTGGACCAATCACAATCACAGGTACAGTTACAAACAATGGAACAATGGTAGTTGTTTAAACATGGCTAATGTAAAAGTAAACACAATATCTGCAACTGCATCTGGCAATAATGTTGCTATGCAAGTGCCTTTAAATTTAAAGTCTTATGATACAACAGCAAGAAATGGTTTGACATCTGCTGCTGGAGATATGATATATAACGAAACAGATAATAAAGTGCAGTTTTATAATGGCACTACTTGGAATGATTTATAATGAGTACACTAGAAACTAACGCTATAGGTAAATACTCTACTAACAATGTATCTATTGATGATGCTTTAAATCTAAAGTCATACGACACAGCAGGTAGAGATGGTTTATCAAGCCCACAAGCTGGTGATACAATATACAACTCTCAAACAGGAACAATAGATTATTACAATGGTACAGCTTGGTTTGCTACAAGTGATAGTACTTTTGTTACAGTTGTAGATTTTTTAGTAATCGCTGGTGGTGGTGGAGGAGCTGGTAATAGTCAAGTTGCTCCTGGTGGTGGTGGAGGAGCTGGTGGTTATCGTTCTTCTTACAATTCAGAAACTTCTGGTGGTGGAGGTTCTAGCGAAACTGCTTTAACTATTACTGATAATACTAATGTAACTGTAACTATAGGTGCTGGAGGTGCTCCAGATAATAGTGCTATAGGTCAATCTCCTTCTGGAAATGACAGTGTTTTTTCTACTGTAACTTCTTTAAAAGGTGGTGGAGCTGCTCCTTCAGGAACACCTACTGGAACTGTTGGTTCTGGTGGAGGTTCTGGTTCTGGTTCTTCTTCTAGTCAAGCTGGTACTGCAAATCAAGGTTATGCTGGTGGTGGTGGACATGGTTCTAGTGGATATTATGGTGGTGGTGGTGGTGGTGGTGCAGGAGCTAATGGTGGTAACGCTACAGCTGGTCAAGCTGGTCATGGTGGTAATGGTGTAGCTTCAACAATAACTAACACACCAGTCACAAGAGCTGGTGGAGGTGGTGGAGGTAAACAAGGTGGTACAGCTACTGGTAATGGTGGTTCTGGTGGTGGTGGTGCAGCACAATCTGGTGCAGGAACAATTTTTACTGGTTCTGGTGGTGGAGGTAATGGTAATGCTTCTGCTGCTGGTGCAGGTGGTAGTGGTATAGTAATACTTAGTTACCCTTCAACAAAAACTATTTCGTTTCATGGTGGAGCATCTAGTTCTGCTGGAGAACAAACAGTTGGTGCAAGAAAATATGTAGAAATACAAACAAGTGGAACAGTGAGCTTTGCATAATGAGTGAATTAAAAACAAATAAGATTTCAACAAATGATACAAACAATGTAGCTATAGATAATGCACTTGGATTAAAGTCATACGATACAACTGGTATGAATGCACTGACTTCTGTTGCTGGAGATATGATTTACAACACTACAGAAAATAAAGTATTTTTTTATAATGGTTCTGCTTGGGGTCAAACTGGTTCTGCTGCAATATTAAAAATAGAATACCTAGTAATAGGTGGTGGTGGAGGAGGAGCAGGTTCTTATGGTGGTGCAGGTGGAGCTGGTGGTTACAGAAACTCTTTTTCTACTGAAGCATCTGGTGGTGGTAATACAGGTGGTGAAATGCCATTAGTAGGAGATACAGGAGTTAACTATGCAGTGTCAATAGGTGGTGGAGGTTCTGGTGGTTCTGGTTCTAACAGAGGTGGTGCAGGAAGCAACACAACTTTTGCTGATGTAATATCAACAGGTGGTGGTAGTGGTGGTAATAACTCTGAGTCTGGAGGTCCTGGAGGTTCTGGTGGTGGAGCAGGTGGACAAGGTGGTAGTGCTGGTGGTGGAACTACTAATCAAGGTTTTTCTGGTTCTGTAAGAAACAATGATAATTATTCTGGTTCTGGTGGTGGTGCAGGTGGAGCTGGTACAACACAAAATCCAAATGGTGGTGGTTTGCCTTTATCTTCATCAATTACAGGTTCTGCTGTTAGTAGAGCTGGTGGTGGTGCAGGAACAGGTAGTTCTGACCAAGGTGGTAGAGGTTCAGTTAATCTAGGTGGTGGTGGTAATGCAGGTACTGCTGGAGATAGTGGCGTAGTGATACTAAGATACCCAAGTGATTTTACCCTTACAACATCTATGACAACAAGCAGTAAAAATGTAGTAGTTGGAGATGATAAATATACAGTAATTACTGCAGGAACAGGAACAGTGAGCTTTGCATAATGAAAAGAATTAACACAGGTACAATCAGTTTTAGCTGATATAATAGGAGATAGATATGGCACATTACGCATTTATAAACGATAACAACATAGTGACAGAAGTCATTGTTGGTATTAATGAGGACAATACAGAAACTTTACCAGAAGGCTTTGCTGACTGGGAAGAATGGTATGGAGATTTTAGAGGACAGACTTGTAAAAGAACTTCCTATAACACCAGTGCTAA